AGTAGTAGAAAAGAAAGCAAAAGTTGCTAAGACTACAGCTAAAAAAATTAAAAAATAATTAAAATGAGTGAAAAAGTTACGCTAACACAAGAGGAACTAAAAGAGTTCCAAGGACTTAGAGAAGAAATCTTCCAAACAATCGGAGTTTTAGGTGATTTAAATTACAAAAAGACTCTTTTAGAGTTCGAAATTGAGAATTTAAACAACGTTATTAAGCAGAACGCTCTAAAGGAAAAAACCTTATTAACAGGGTTTGGCACTAAGTATGGTAACGGCTCTATCGATGTAGAGACTGGTGTTATCACCCCAATACAATAAATTGGGTTTTGCCATCGTTACCAGCTATTTATTATCAGAAATAAACACATAAAATGGCAGAAGCATTAATTAGTCCTGGCGTTTTCCTTAGAGAAAACGACCTTTCTCAAATAACAGCAGGTCCAATTACAGTAGGATCGGCTTTAATCGGCCCTACAGTAGTAGGAAAAGTAAATATCCCAACCCTTGTAACTTCATACTCTGAATATAAGGCTAAATACGGAACTACTTTCATTTCTGGAGGTAATACACAAGAATACTTAACTTCTCAAGCAGCTTACAACTACTTCCAACAAGGAGGTACTTCGTTGTTAGTAACAAGAGTGGCGAGTGGTTCTTATACTGCAGCTACAGCAAGTGTTCCTAATTATGCTGGTGCTACTGCATCTTTGCTTACATCAGCAAGTTATACAGATAGCGCTTTCTTTCAATTAACTGGATCTGTAGTAGGTCAATTTTATGTAACTTCAAGTACTACACAAGTAGATGCAGCTCCTATATACTACGTAGCAACTGGTTCAACAGCAACAGCAACAGCAACAAACATTACTGCTAAAGTTAATACTTTGACTAGTACGTTTGGTATCATTGCATATGCTTCTGCTAGCACTGTAAGATTTACAGCACAAACAGCAGGAACTGCAGGTAATAGCTTTAGCTATACAACTAGCTCTACTACTACAACCTTTGCAAACGGAGCAGCTTCTATATCTGCTTTTGAATTAGCAACATTATCAGTAGGTACGGTAATGAATAATAACCAAGGTGCTACTACAGCAACTAACGGTTTATTACCTTCTGGTTCTGCTAACAACATTAGATGGCAGGTAACTCAAGCTGATTCAGCTTCTGGATACTTTACTTTACTTGTTAGACAAGGGAACGACTATACACAAGGTCAAACAGTATTAGAAACTTGGACTAATTTATCTTTAGATCCAAATCAAAACAACTATATTGCATACGTAATTGGAGATCAAGATCAAAACGTAGCTTACGATGAAAGCGGCGCTGCTTATTTAAACATAACAGGTAGCTATCCTAACAGATCTAATTATATTAGAGTATCTAACGTAAATACACCGACACCGAATTACTTAAATCCACAAGGTCAGGCAGTAGCAGCTTATACAGCTTCTATTCCTTTAAATGGTAGCGGTTCTGCAAACGGATCTTTCGCTGACGCAGCTGGTGCTTTATACGGGGGTTTATTAACAAACGGAAGTACATCTGCTGACTTAAATTTATTCGAGCAAATTCCAACAGTACCTGCAACAACTCCCGCTAATAACATTCAAGGTTTAATTAACAGTGATTACGATGTAGCAATTAGCTTACTTGCAAATCAAGATGCTTATGCCTATAATGCAATTTATGCACCAGGTATTACTAATCAAAACGCTGCAAGCCAAGTATCTGTTTTATTAAGCACGGTTCAAAACCGCGGTGATGCTATTGCAGTAGTAGATATGGTTGGATACAATCAAAACATTACTACAGTATCTACAGGAGCTCAATCTTACGATAATTCTTATGGTGCTACTTATTGGCCATGGGTTCAAATAAGATCTACAGAGACTGGTAGATTAAATTTTGTACCAGCTTCTACTATTATCCCAGGAGTATACGAGTACAATGATAAAGTATCTGCTGAGTGGTTTGCACCTGCAGGTCTTAACAGAGGAGGTTTACCAACAGTAATCCAACCTGAAAGAAGATTAACAGTAGCACAAAGAAACACTTTATATACAGCTAAAGTTAACCCAATTGCAGTATTCCCAGGTCAAGGTACAGTAGTCTATGGTCAAAAGACATTACAAGCTAGAGCATCTGCTTTAGATAGAGTAAATGTAAGACGTTTATTAATTGCATTGAAAGGATATATTGGTCAAATTGCAGAAACATTAGTATTCGAACAAAATACTGCTGTAACTAGAAATAAATTCTTAGCTCAAGTTAACCCTTATTTAGAGTATGTACAACAAAGACAAGGTTTATATGCATTCAGAGTGGTAATGGATGAGACTAATAACACACCAGATGTAATCGATAGAAACTTACTTGTAGGTGCTATCTACTTACAACCAACAAGAACAGCTGAATACATCCAATTAGATTTCAACGTATTACCAACTGGAGTAACATTCGGTTAATAAAATATAAAAAACAACTCGATGAAGAATAACACAAAAGTTAGATTACATTTATCTAAACAATTGTTTGAATCTCTAACAAGAGAGATTATCAAAGAAGCTAAAGCTAACGACGGTTACACTGAAGCAGTTAAACAGCCTAAGCAACCTAAACAATCTAAATCTCAAGCAACTTCTCCAGAAGTTCAAAAGACAGAT